TCACTAACACATTCGCTCGAAAGGAGGAATTATGACACGTACCTATACATTCAACACATCATCTCTTGGTGGACCATGGGCAATCGGATTCGATAACCTATGGGATCGTTTGTCTAGAATTGAAACGATTAATGGAGATAGCAATTATCCCCCATACAACATCATCAAGCATGATGACACAAACCTAAGCATCGAAGTAGCTGTGGCTGGCTTCAAGCGCAGTGAAATAGATGTGGAATTGGCTGAAGGTGTTCTCACCGTATCAGCCAAGGCAGAACCCACTGAAGAAAAGGAATATTTTCATCGTGGTCTTGCCAAGCGTGCATTTGTCCGTAAGTGGACACTTGCTGATGACGTAGTAGTGCGTGGTGCTTCATTGGTTGACGGTGTTCTAGCCATCAAGTTGGAACGCATCATTCCAGAAGAAAAGAAGCCACGTAAGATTGAAGTTTTGTAATTAAGTAGTCCTCCTAACACCCCTACAATTGAGTATATTATGGCATTGATGTGCATCAAGACCCTATTGGGTGAAGATTTAATTGGCGATGTTGAAGTACGTGAGTACACCGTAGAGATTGACACGCCACTTATGGTGATGATTGTTCCCAATGAAAAGGGACAATACAGCGTGGGACTTGCGCCGTACATGATTTTCGCGGCGACCAGAAAGTTCTCGTTTGATAAGAATCACATCATCCTGTTCACAGAACCCGCAGATGAACTGCGTAATCAATACCACAACCTCACAGGAAAGGGTATTGTGGTCCCATCCAAGCCTAAGATAGAGCTTGTCCCATAAGAAGTAAGATGTTATATTGAGTAGTAACTATAAACATTCAAGTCCCGGGAGTGGATGAATGGCATTGAAAAGTTTTTACACAAATGTTATGCAGGTTGGGAACAAGATTTTTGTTCGAGAAGTTCGTAATGGAAAACGTGATAACGTCAAGGTGGAATACCGCCCGACGATGTTCATTCGTTCCAAGACGGAAAGCAAATATAAGAGTTTGTTCGGTGACAATCTTGAGCCTATTCAGTGCCAAGACATCAATGATGCAAAAGAGTTTGTAAAACGATACAAGGATGTAGAAAACTTCCCCATCTTTGGGAACACATCCTATGCCTATCAATACATCACCGAACATTATCCTAATGAAGTTGATTATGATATTAGTCAACTCACCATTCTTACATTAGACATTGAAACGGCATCTGAGAATGGATTTCCAAACGTGGATAATCCTATTGAAGAAGTGTTGCTCATTTCCGTTCAAGACAACATCACAAAAAAGATTACAACATTTGGTGTCAAGAAGTTTGATGTCAACAACATCAAGCATATCACCAATCAAAACAATTTTGAATACATCAAGTGCAAAGATGAAGCTGATTTGCTCTTGACGTTTCTTCGTTTCTGGCAAATCACAATGCCTGATGTTGTGACAGGATGGAACACACAACTATTCGACTTGCCTTATCTGGTGGGGAGAATGCGAAGAATTATTGGCGAGGACAAGGTGAAGGACTTGTCTCCTTGGCGTATTGTCAATGATAGAACCATCACGATGAATGGTCGTGAATATCCCATTGCCGACATTTATGGTGTGAGCAATCTTGATTATTTGGACTTGTACAAAAAGTTCACATATTCAGCACAAGAAAGTTACAAGTTGGATTATATTGCTCAACAAGAATTGGGACGAAAGAAACTTGAGCATGGATATGAAACATTCAAGGAACATTACACAGAAGATTGGCAATCGTTCGTGGAGTATAACGTCATTGACGTAGAACTGGTGGACGCTCTTGAAGATAAGATGAAGTTGATTGAACTGGTTATCACCATGGCGTATGACGCCAAGTGTAACTTCACAGACATCTTCTCGGCAGTACGAACCTGGGATTGCATTCTTCATAATCATCTCTGGGCCAAGAACATTATTGTTCATCAAAAGAAGGATAATGAAGGTAGAACAATTGCCGGCGCCTATGTGAAAGAACCCACGCCCGGCAAGTATGATTGGGTGGTGAGTTTCGACGCCGCTTCTCTGTATCCTAGCATCATCATGCAATACAACATGAGTCCTGAGACCATGAAACAGGAATATACTGCCGATTGCACTCCTGAACATCTGTTGGCAAATGAAACAGATTATGCCACATTTCTACAAAACAAGAATGTTGCCATGGCGGCAAATGGATATTGTTACACACATGAACATCAAGGATTGTTTCCTGAAATTGTAGAAAAGATTTTCAGTGAACGTGTGTTCTATAAAAAGAAGATGATTGAGGCACAAAAGGAATATGAAAAGACGAAAGATGCTGAACAAGTGAAGCTCATCAGCAAGTATAACAACATTCAAATGGCTCGTAAGATTCAATTGAATAGTTTATATGGTGCCTGGGCTAACCAGTACTTCCGTTTCTATGATGATAGAATTGCCGAAGGCATCACATTGTCAGGTCAGTACATCATTCAGCATGTGGGACGAGCCTTGAATGATTATCTGAACAAGGTGTGTCAAACTTCTGATGTGGAATATACATTCTATTCTGACACAGATAGTTGTTACATCACATTGGATAAATTGGTTCAAAAGCATTTCTCACATTTGGACAAGAACAAGATTGTGGATGTGATTGACAAGTTGTGTAAAGAAAAAATTGCTGATGTGTTATCCAAGGCGTGTGAAGAAATCATGGTTCGCACAAATGGATACGCCTCGAAGATGGAATTTAAGCGGGAAGTGATTGCTGACAGAGCCATCTGGGTCGCCAAGAAACGATATGCCTTGAATGTCTATGATAGTGAAGGAGTTCGATACAAGGAACCCAAGTTGAAGGTTCAAGGCTTGGAAATTGTTCGCAGTTCTACTCCTGGATCGGTTCGCCAATATCTTCGTGATGCCGTGAAGATGGCGTTGACTAGCACACAAACAGAGATTCAAGATTACATTGCCGATTTGGAACAGAAGTTCATGCAAATGACGCCTGAAGAAATAGCTTTTCCAAGAAGTGCTAACAATCTGGCAAAATATCATTCCAGTAGCACCATTTACATCAAGGCAACTCCATTACACGTTCGTGGTGCCTTGTTATATAACCATCACATCAAAGCCAAGAAATTGGATAAGAAATATGAATTGATTAAAGAAGGTGATAAGATTAAATATCTGTACTTGAAGGAACCAAATCCCATCAAGGAGAACAGCATCGCCTTCACAGGTAGTTTACCAAAAGAACTTGACATTCATAAGTATGTTGATTATCATACAATGTTCGACAAGAGCTTCTTGGAGCCTATGAGAACCATTCTAGATTGTTTGGGATGGAGTACAAATAAGATTGCCACTTTAGATGATTTATTCTAGGAGATGTTATGTCATTAATTAATAAACTGCGAAAGAATTCCACAATTCGTGAAACAGAAGTCTTGACTGATAGCAAGTTCTTCACCGCCAAGGACATGATTCAAACACCTGTGCCTATGATTAACGTGGCACTCTCTGGTCGTTTGGATGGAGGTTTAACTCCTGGCTTGACGGTGTTTGCTGGACCAAGTAAGCACTTCAAGACGGCGTTTGCCATGCTTCTTGCCAAGAGTTATTTGGAGAAGTATGAAGATGCCGCCATCTTGTTCTATGATTCCGAGTTTGGTGCGCCTGCCGGATATTTTCAAAGTTTCGGTATTGACACCAATCGTGTGATTCACACGCCTATTACTGACATTGAACAATTGAAGCATGATATGATGTCACAAATCAACAACATTGAACGTGGTGAGCATGTCATCATCATTGTTGATTCCATTGGCAACTTGGCTTCACGCAAGGAAGTGGAAGATGCCTTGGATGGCAAGAGTGTGGCAGACATGACTCGCGCCAAGCAGCTCAAGAGCTTGTTCAGAATGGCAACCCCTCATTTGACTATCAAGGATATTCCGATGGTGGTGGTGAATCATACCTACAAGGAAATTGGAATGTTTCCCAAGGATATCGTGTCAGGTGGTACTGGCATCTACTATTCTGCTGACAACATCTTCATCATTGGTCGTCAGCAAGAAAAGGATGCCGATGGCTTGACGGGATACAACTTCATCATCAATGTTGAGAAGTCTCGCTTTGTTCGTGAAAAGAGCAAGATTCCTGTTGAGGTGTCATTCGAGGGTGGCATCAGCACATGGTCCGGTCTTCTGGATGTGGCATTGGAATCTGGTCATGTCGTGAAGCCCCAGAATGGTTGGTATCAGAAGAAGGGTGAGGAAAAGAAGTATCGTCAGAATGATACATACACCAGAGAATTCTGGATGCCAGTTCTCAAGGATGTCACGTTCCAAACATGGATCAAAGAAAACTATGCCATCTCAAACACATCATTGGTGGCAGAATTCACAGATGAATTAATTTCCGAGGAATATAACAATGCCTAAATTTGCTGTTAGACCCAACACAGAAGTATATCCTAATACCACAAGTGACCATTATCTGGAAATTGTTGAAGGAGATTTCACAGGATTACACTTCGTTCTAGGACGTATTGAATTTGCTGGTGAAGATGAAGAAGGTAACGGTAAAATTGAATTCGATTACACCTTGTTACTTGTGCCTGCCGGTGTTAATGTTGAAGAAAGAAAGAATGACATTGAAGCAGTGATATCACAAGTACTCAATGCCATCATTGAAAAGATGGTGGAAAACGCAAAGAACGGGGAATCGAATGAAACTGGAAACGACGATACTCAGCAACCTACTGAAGGATGATGGTTATTTACGAAAGGTTCTTCCTTTCATAAAGCCAGAGTATTTCACAGATTGGACTGAACGAAAAGTTTTTCAACATATAGGCAAGTTTGTTGATGAGTATAATGCCGCTCCTACAACTGAGGCATTACATATCATCATGCAAAATGACAAGACGTTGACGGAAGAAGAATTCAGTCAAATGTCTGAAGTGGTGTCCTCGTTGACACAAGAAGAAATCAATAAAGATTGGTTGTTAAATGAAACGGAAAAGTTTTGCAAAGACAAGGCGGTGTATAACGCCATTGTTCAGTCCATTCAAATCATTGATGGAAAAAATGAGAAGTTCACATCCGAGGCGA